TTGAATGATGTCGAAATTTTATTTGAATCATATTCAAGTTCTACCAGACTTACATCAGATATGGACATCGTAGTTCCTATTGCTGCACTGATATCTTGCCTGAACCCCACTCGATTACTAGTGTTTACTGGTTGAAATTCAAATTCAAACCATTTCCAAGATGTGGATAGAACAATATTACCTGTGATTAAAGAATTAGGCGAATAGTTATATTTCATCACTTTCATTACTGATAAATTAACTGAAGACTTAGCCTTAAACCTTACAATATATTTTAAGTTAGTGTTATATTGTACATTGTGATATACTATACTATCGGTACTTGTATTATTTATAGTTTTTGTCGAATCTAATTGTCCATTATTCCATTCAGTATCTCCATTCAATGTAAATGGATATGATCCATTTTCTAAAGAATTACCTTCTATTATTGTTATTTTATTTATATCAAATTGATCTAATGGTTCCGAATATATCTGTGTGTTTGTAGAGTTCCAAAAACTAGAAGTTGAATCAGTTTCGTGTTCTAATTCTCCAAGACTAGACATTGATCTGTCAAAGAAGTCAAAATTGAAATCCTTTATGTCATATGCATCAAATTTACCATATTCAGTCTTAAACGTTCTATAGAATCTTATAACATCTCCGATTGGATTTATATTAGAACTAAATATAAGTCTATTGTTGTCATTATCAAAGTTTTGCACTATTGCAATTAATTTGGAATAACTACCGTCTATATTTTTAATAAAGTCTCCAATTGATATCCCTCCAATTTCCTTAGATTCAACAAGTAATCCACGTTTATTTTGGGCACCTCCATCAACTGTTTTAATATTCCAATTATTGATAATATCAACATTAGAGCCTAATTGATCTGCGTTTGGAAATCTTAAAATATCAAATGATTTACCAGTAATCGATACAAAATTAATATTATTTAAGTTAAAATCACCAACTATTATATTAGGGCTATAATATCCACTTGCAAAATCTTCAATTACTATAGTATTCTCATACTTTATTACGTTAATATTAAACGGTAATATGTTTCTTATTATACTAAACATAGAAGATGATATATCATCTAAACTACCTTGGCTCGAGAATTTATTATTGATATACGATCCACTAGGTAGCGTACTATCAGCAATTAGTATGAAATCATTAAAATTATAAGTTGCTCTATCAGGTGTTATATATGTGTTGTTGCGTGAACTTATGATGTCCTGTAATAATCCAACTAATATTCTATCGTTATCGTTAGGGACACTATCTATTGTAATTTTAGTAAAGCCTTTAAAGTTACTCTCCTCCAAAATATCAACATTACCCTTAATACTTGTATACCCTTTGAAATTATTTAAATCAACTGGACCTATTGGAACAGAACCTGAAGCAACGTTACTATTATTTTTAATGTGATAGTATCTATTGTTTATATCCTTTATGTAATTTAATGTAGGTATCTTTAAATCAAACGAAGTAGGCATCATTTCAAGATCAGTTACTCCAGTTAATTCATATTCAGATTCTACTGTATTTTTATCAAATCTAAGAAAATCTCCATCGCTCTTTGTAGAATCAATTGAACATTCGCTAATAGAATCAACATAAAGTCCAAAGTATCTGTAAATTTTAAATTCAGCTGCTTCAGTATCATCAAACATAAACTCGAGGTTTAATATAGAAGACGATACTATACCGTTTCTTTCAAAACCATTAGTGATAATTGAATTACTTTTAATTTCAGTTATGTCAGTTTTTATTAAATCATCGCTAGTATTATCAGGTCTTGAAACAAAACCACCATTAGTAATATCAATACCATTATAATTAAGCATATTTACATTATCAAATCCAACGGTAAGTTCAGATCTTATATCTGAACTATCACTAGCATGATTATGCATGTATTTACCAATATTAGATTCTTTAGAAAGATCAAATACTTTTACTATAGATGAATCCTTAAGCATGTTAGTAACGATATCAACTTGATTTAAACCATCAGAAACAACGGAATCAACCCTATAAATTACAAATTTAGATGGAATTTCTTTCTTTAACCAGATAGGAGCGAACATTGAGTATTGTTCACCGTACATTTTAGATGAGTTTATCGAGGCACCACAATTGTAAGTGTCCTCGTATTGATACGAATAATCTGAATATGCTGAAAGATCTGAGAATTCTCTTTTAGTTTCGAAGACTTCACCTAGCGAAATACCTTTAAAGAAATTAGATAAATCATTACAATATTTACCAAGGTAGTTTACTGGGAATCTCTTAAACCGAGTATCTGATAGCGTACTATTCGCATCAAATGAGCTTAAAAATATGTCATCACTTGAATCTACTACAATCTTAACATTTGTAGATATTTTAGGATTTGTACGTATAAGTCCAAATGACTTATTGGAACCATCAAAATTTGAGGCACTTAAGTTTAGTGTAGGCATTTAAATTTAACTCTTTTTATCGTTAAATTATATATCTCAAAAAGATTTTGTGTATTTCCTATAGGTTGTAGTTTGACAACATACTAGTATTAATAGTATTAATTGAATTTCCAGACGCTTTATATTTAGAATAAACCTCAACATCAAACATGAAGTTAGTACCATTAGCATCTATAATATCAAAACCAACCTTCTTAGCGTATGTTATATTGTCTAATGTGCTTGAGTATTTTCCTCCAATTTTACCAGTACCTGTAGAACCTCCACCATAGTAATCAGTCATTCTATATTGGAATACAAGATCTATTGAAATTATACCTTCATCACCGAATTCAAGTGTTTTAGAGCCGAATAGATTATTACCATTAACTGCAAGCGAAGTTGAGTCTATTGGAGACATATATAAGAACGAACCGCAAGATCTACCACCTAAGAGATATTGATCCTCAGAAGAGAACGAAATCTTTTGTGTGTTTCTTCCTCCGCTTAGTACATTTTCATATGCTAATGGTTGCATTGTATCGTTTTCTCTAAACGCATTTTGCTTCTTATAATTTAATTTAGTTGAGTCTAGTGTTGCACATTTAGGCATTCCTATCCTTCCTCCTGCAACCATCTCAATAATATCAGTAGTATCTGAAAGAATTGGATGATCTTCATGTATTAGTATTGAATCATCGTATGAATCTATGTTTGTAATACTAGTTACTTCTGATGCAGTATTACTTCCGCTCCATATAAAATCGCTAGATTCACTACTAGCATCAAATGCATTACCGGCAACTGAATTAGTCCAATCAACTCCAGTGTTATTATCTATTGGAGATGTAGCCATATTGTAGTTTAGTCCATATTCAAACATATCGTAACCTCCAATAACTGTACTATCATCAAGTGCTATCGTATTTATGTTATTATCCATATATAATGGATCACTATGAGATACGTCCATAAATCTTGAATAAATGAACTGACCTTTCATTTGTGTTGATTGTAGCAGAGGTGAATTTATTCCACTGTAAGTACTCATAACTTCTAATTCAGGATTCTGGTATGATACAGGAACCATATCATATTGACCAATATTAGTGTAATATGCATTATTTGATATTGTTTGATCTACTGAATCTCCATTACCAAAATATGCTATGTTATTTGAAGAATTTACAGGATTTTCAGTATTACCTATAATTCTAGATGCAAGCTCTAAATCAGTAGCCTTTGTATTTGATAGTTGAATTTTAAAGTTTTTAGTAACAATAAATCCTTTGTAATTACTAGAAGGAATTTCATCTATATAATAACCTGCAAATACTTTAGCAACTGAATTGTTTTGAACATTAGTTACGTTACCATTCTCATCAACTATAGATATACTTAATTTACCAACTGCATTGTTTGCAGCCTCTTTAAGTGATGTTATCTCAATTTGCATCTCTATTAATTTATCATATAATGAAATAGGATTTTGTTCTGAACTTAAGAATCCTGAAGCAATAGAATTAGATGTATGTGAGAAGTGTTTATCGTTAGAATCGAAACCATCAGTAACGTGAGAATATACTCCCTTTGCTTCTAATTCATTTTTTATATCAATCTTTACAGAATCTAGTATGTTTTCTTTAACAGTACCAGTTGCTGAATCAATTGTAAATTCTTCTGGAAATTCAACCTTAATAATATCAGACCATTCAGATTCTATTGGATTTGTTGGGAAACCAGCTTCAGAAAGCGACTTAACCATAATCTCAACAGATTCTCCTGCAGTAATTGGAATATCTAATGAGTTGAAGTTTATTACTTGAGCATCTTCCTCATTATCTCTTTTCCATGCATATTTACCAAACTTCTTACTGAATTTTCTTTTCTTAACTGGAGATTTAATCTCAACCCAATTAGAGAATGCACCGGTTTTTTTAGTTCCACTTAACTTATCATCAAAAGAGATTTGTTCGATCGTAGACGTTTTACCATCAGTTGATACATATCGATATCTAACAACAAATTGAACAACATCTTGAGATATTTCTTCTCCATATTGTTTTGGGTTAGGTACTGACCAAAATCCACGAACTCTAAATTTAGGCTTAACTTCTGAAACTTGGTTAGATTCTGCAGTAGCTTTAATCTCAGTTACTATTGAAGCAAACAAATTAGATTCTGTATCTCGTTTAGATACTAAACTGCTTAATTCACTATGTTGGTTATCCTTATCTACTTTTGAAGAGAACTTCTTAGTAGAAAGCATTGATTTTTTATTAACAATAGCTTTATCAATCTTCTTAATAGATTGCTCTGCTGTTAATTTATTAGATTTTAACTTTTCAATTTTCTTAGTAGTTGAATTATTTGTAAGGTGTTTATTAATTTGTACAACCTTAAAATTATCTCCAATTAATTCTGGCTCATTTGGTTTTAAACCTACTGAAGCCGGAGGAATATAATCAACCTTCAATGCTTTAATAAATTGACCAAAATCAGCAACATTATCTTTATAATAAGCAGCAAGCGACATCTTTTCTCCGTTATCAAGTATAATACTTAATTCGTTTGAGAAGAATGCTACACCAGGAGAATAATCTTCTGCTGCAATCTTAGACATTGGATCAATTGGCTTAATAAAAGTAATTTGTCTCTCATCGTAGCCTATATTAATTTCAACTTCTAAATTATTATCAATGTCTTTATAGATACCAAGAGACTTAGCACCTATTTTTATTGACTTATAACCTTCAATTAACTGAAGTTCAACTTGAGATTTACTACCGTCAATAGAAATAATTTTATATCTAGTAGAATAACCATCAGTTATTACTAATGAATCTCCAACCTTTAAAACTTCAGTATCTTTCATCGCCTTAGACGATTCTGAATACGTTATTTTATTAAGTGTAAATAACTTAACCGATTTTAGAATCGATTCACCATCAACTATCTTAGTCACTTGGGAGTTATTAACACTAATAACATCAAATCTTCCATTATATTGCACTGCACGTATCGGCATATCAATGACGCTACTATCTACTCTGTACTTTATATCTTCTCCTTTTAGGTTTGAAATAACTGAGTTATATGCTAAGTTACTCTGTCCCTTAAGATTATCATCAAAATAGTCCGTAGATTTTAAATCGCTAGAATCAATAATTAATCTCTCAACAAAACATCTTTCAGTATCTGTTGGAATTTGACCACTTACATCTAAATTGATAGTCAATAGTGGATTTAAAAAATCCTCAAAGAAATCGTTTAGTTTTGTATTAAATGTTCTAGGAGATGATAATGATGTTATTGAATCAGAAGGACCTTTTAATTTTGCAGTATGGAGTCTTCTATATGAACCATCCTTTAATTTGATATTAGCACTACTTGCGTCAATTCCACTAATGTGTTTAAGATTAGTATCTAACCTTTCAATCTCTCTCTTCAAAAATCCAAAAGCAGGAATTTGAATAGTTTTCATTTCACTAGTTGCATTGTCATACAAATTAATAGAAACGGTATCTTTATCAGTTGATATCGCTTCATTAATTCGCTCGAATGTCTCTAGCGAGTTTGTGTTTAATTCTAAAAATTGTTCTAGAAGTTGGGATATGGAATTGTTTGCGCTCATTATCTTATAATATCGATTTCAAATATCTTATTTACTGGGTCAGTACATATAACCTCAATATATGGTTTAGTACTAAGTAACATTGAATTATTTATTGTTTTAGAAATAGTCCAATTATCATGTTTACCAGTTTGTATATTTATGTTAGTATTAGTTGCAGTATCAGTCCAGATAATGTCATTAGCAAAGGATAAGTTTACAACTTGACCTTTAGACCATCCGAACCCACTATCATCTAAGTATATATTAAGATTATTTGAAAGTTCTCCCGACGAATTAATTCTAACTTTGTTGTCGAATGGCTTAACTCTTAAGAATACGCCTTCAGAATTAACATTTGCTAAGTCTATTGGCAATGCACTAGATATTTCAAATAAACTACCAGATGCAATATCATATTTTCTAGTATCTCCAAGATTATATCCACCGACTAAACTCTTTAAACCAATCTTATTATCTGTTGTTTCAAAAACTTGAATACCACTGTCAACTGTACTCGTAATGTTTCCACTGTTTAATACTAATTCAGTTGGAATTTCTCCAGAAATTATTTGGTTAATTCTTTTATTAGTTGATGCAATTAAATCAATTAAAGATGAAGAATCAGCAAAATTAAGAGTTGCATTTTCAACACTAGTCTCGAGTTCATCTACTTTAACTATAATATCAGTTAACTGAGACGATGTCATTATAATAGACTCCATAGAATCTAATCGTTCAGCAATCTTGTTATACTTTTCGTTAGCTGTTTTTAATAATTCTCCAGCTTCTTCTAATGATGATGTTGCATCAAAGAATAAATCCATTGAGAATGTAGAAAAATCATTAATATTATTTTCAACACCAACGTTATCAAGCGATGAGTTAAATTTAACGTTAAGTTTTAAAGCAAAGGAGTTACCATTTAAACCAGTAACTTCATTCGGCTTATATTTTGTTTGTTGCGGTATATAAAATCCACTTCCTGAATCAGCCTTCCAATTATCAAGTATTAATATACCGTATAAGTTTGTTGCACTGTTACCTGGACTTGATTTAGAATGTACATCATAATAAACTAATATAGCATTAAACTTAAAGTCTCCACCACTCTTTGAATAATCAAATATGTTACTTAAGTCAGTGCTCTCTGTAATTCTATTATAATTAAAAGAATTCCAATCAATACCGTAATCAACGTCTCCAATATTATTAATAGTCAAAAGACCTGAGGCGTTATCAGATAATGCTTCAAGGTCTATGTTAGGATCTGGATGTGTTTGTCCATTTCTACCTACTATACTAGTATCAGGATCGTATGATGTTGCGTTTGTATTATATAGTGAAGATTCTAGTAAAACACATGGAGTATATCCAACAGAAGAAGGTACATTTACAAATATCTCATTATATGAAGTACCTTTATAGTTTTTATCGTTACTTACATCAATATCACCAATGTATTTAATAACTCTATCATATTCAGAGCCTCCATCTGTGTTATTATCTAATTCTGTGCGTCTTGCTGCTGATGTTTCGAATGAATTAGCTTCTCTTGTAGAAATTGCTCCTATTTTATCTAACCACTTAAAGAATATTTTCTCAGAATCTGATTTTAGCAAATCAGAATCGTAGTCATCATCAGTTAATATAAAGCTCTCTAAATTTAGAGCGTAGTTTTGGAAAGTTTGTGCAAAATCTATATTACCATTACCATTTTCAGAGTAACCTGTTGCAGTTCCTCCAGTACCAGCATCGAATAAATTACTAAAGTTTATTGTGTTACCTGAACCAGCATCAATTGGCGGCAGGTTAAGTAAAGCGAACTTAGAGTATTCAAAGTTTAAATCTGGGTTATAATATGCTTTAGTTAAATCCTTTGCTGCGCTAGCAAAAGCATACATAGTACCTCCCTGTTCTTGCGGAATTCTTATTAATGGTGTTGCCATCTATAGTTATATTTTAATTTTATGCTGTTTCAATACCTGTCGTCGATACGATATACCAAGACGTATTTACAAATCTTAAAACTGCAAATTCAAAACCTGTTAAAGTAAGAGCTGATATACCGACAGAATTTGTTAATCCAATAACTGTAGCGACTGCAGTTATTACACAATCAGAGCCACCTCCATTTGATGTAATTGTAATCTCTTGACCTTCTACTCCAGCATTTAAATTCTGAAGGTTTGTAGCTGCAGTATCTACCTGATATATTGAGTAATCAAACGAACCAGCAGCCGGTAAATTACCAGCAGCAGGAACTTGAAGTTTGATAGATTTAAATGTAGCTGCTTTATTAAATGTTGCTTCTTTATCGCAAACTAAACCTCCAGCTGCAGTAACATTTAATACATCAGTTACAGTCAAAGATCCAAACTTAGCTAAACCATATATTGTTATAGTTTCATTATCTATACTTAAAAGATCCGTAACTTTATTTAAATCTACGTTCAGACTGTTAAAGTTAGCGTTTAACACTGTTCGAGAAGATGAAATACTGTCAGTTCCTAATATTGTTGTAATTGTTGCCATTTTTCTAAATTATTGTTAGTATATTTTTGTTTGTTGTATTAATGTTTCCGTTCACATCCTTTGTTTTTAACGAAATTGTATAATCGCCAGTCGATGTAAAAACGTATGTTAACCACTTATTACTATAGTATATATCATCAATAGATTTTGTATTATTTTCTATAGTCCATTCATGTTCTACAATACCAGGAGCTTTTGAATTATCAAAAGAAAAAGTTAGGTGATTAAATTTATTTACGGTATCATGTGATGCTATTATTTTAGCATCGTTGTATTTAGGATTATTACTCTTAAAATGCGTAGTTTTACTGATATCGATACTAAATCCGTTACCAGTTGAACTATAGACAGATACACTATCAAAATCATAAGAACTTGTTGCTAATTTAGATACTGCCTTAATATTAATACACTCAGTATATGACCCTGTATTGTTATTATCAGTGAACATTGGATTATAGTTAAAACTAGAAATTATAGGGTATGTTAACTCATTAATTGAATTAAGTTCATTTGCTAGATTATACCAAGCAGCTAAATCTCCATTACCATTAGGTAGAACTGATGCTATATTATAAGTCTCAGTTACCGAGTCTCTTGTAATACTTATTGTATTTACACTGCCTATTGATGTTGACGTGCTTAATATAGTGAATGTTGAATTCTCATCATGAAATATATTTGTCATATCCCATGAAGTTGTTAGACCATCAAGCCAATTTAGTTTATTTAAATTAGACCAAGAATAAGGACCTGAAGTATATTCATATCCAGAAGGATCTCCAAACATCTCTGTAGTTGAAAACTCCCATCCGTTTGAATTATCATGAATATAATTAGCGCGATCTAATGTTAAATAGTATGTAGCAAGAGAATCCTCTATCTTAGTATCATTTTCTCCAGCTAAATCCCATATACCTCCTGAAACATTCCAGTTATATTTAGCAAGATCCCATTCAGGTTCTTCATTAAGAGATCGATACATTCCATATATTTCTATATTCTTCTGTAGTACTTCTATCTCGTCCTTCATAAATAAAACACTCCTTACATTATACAAATCATACAAAGCCATTTCAATGCTATATTTACCAGAGTATGGTAATGTAAGTGCAAATTCTAAGAAATCATCCGTAGGCCCTCTAAATGTTCTATCATAGTTATTAGGTCCTATTAATCTCCATTCAACTTCGTAAACATTTCTAGTCCACCAATTATTCCAAGTCATTAAGTTTGAAATGCTACCACCAATACTATTATATGAATCCTCAGCATCATTAAACGAGAATAATGCAGAATCCCAAGATTTTGGTAGTGAATCAGTACCCTTTAATATTATTGGTGCTCCGATAGGTCCACCGTCAAAGTCGTTGAACGTTGACATACTAATGTCGTTATAATTATCGTAAAACGATTTAATTGAATTATTTATTGAACTACCTGATAATAGTTCAAAATCTTGACCTAATCCAGTAAGTACTCCATCAACCTTTCTTAAATCTTCAATATAGATACCTCCATTATTTGGTACCATATCAAACATAAGATCAATACCAGCATTCTGTGTTTGTATATTCTGTTGATTATTCCAAGTATTTATATTGAACTGAGAAAAGTAATCAGCCTCTCCGACGATATCAACTATCTTAGATTGCATCGGTAGAAACTCCTTATGTAATTTCTTTTTAAGTCCGTATAATTTTACTAAAACTTCGTCTGGAGTAAAATCAGTTACTTCCTTAACTTTAGGTAAATCCCAATAATCAAATTCACCAGTAAAATTATTAAGTCTATATACTAGTGAGAACTTAGAAGTCTTTTTTAAATTTGAATTAGGAAATTCAGAACCTTTACCTTTACTAGCTAAGAAACCTTTTACATCTTGATTTGGAACAGCAACTGCTTTTAATTTACCAAACCTTTCAGCTTGTTCATTTATATTTAACCAATATTCCTTTAGAGTTAGGTTTTCATATCCAAAATACTTTATAGCATTTAGAATAGCTTTGTATGTACCAATAAAAGGTTTAATATTAGAAGCTTCTAATAATAGTTCTCTTCTTTTCCTGTTTATTAATTTCCAGTCAACTCCATTTTCTTTAAGATCTGAATCTTCAAATATTAAATAGTCTGTCGGTTTAATAGACATGCCGATATTTGTTAATAGATCTTGTAATCTCTCATCTTCTCCTACAGTTTCTCCATAAACTTTTATATTTGCAATTTCATGGGTAGTTATTCCATTAGAATCTGCTTCGAATATACGTAACACTCTTGTGTGATACTGTTCATCTTCAGAATTTAATGCAATATTTATCTGAATTGGAGAGTTCTTAATGTCGGATGATACTGTGTTAATACCGTCAACATTTCCAGCAATATGGTACGTAGGTAATAAAGATGTTATTTGTTTATCTTCATGCTTTACATAAAATTCACCGTCAACTAAACTTGTTGAATATAGCGAAATATCTTTACTTGAATCGTACTCGTCTGTGAAGTTTAGAATAAGTTTAGTACTTCCACTAGATTCTTGAGTTATTGGTGTAATATATTTAGTTTCGTTAAGAGATCCCTTAACTTCCTCAAACATATAAATTGACAGAGTTTCATATAAGCCTACGGAAACCTCAGGAAGGTAAACAATACCACCCCATATTTCGTTGGTCTCATCATAAACTAAATTTAGTTCATCTGAGTTTCCATCAAAGAATTTAAGATTTGCATACTTTCCCATATTATCTTACGTTTTTGTAGTCTTTTTTAACAGTAAACGATTTAAACACCTTAAGCGACGTAACAGAGTCTACCCAATTAGCAATAACAACTTGAATAAACTGAACAAAATCATACATTTGATTGTTACGTATAATATACTTAGATATCGAATTTGTTAATATATTTTCTCTAAAATTATTTGGAGAATGTTTTCTATCATCAAGTGCATTTTCTTTAACACTATATGTTTTTATCCTATTAGATTTGAAAAGTTGATTAGTAAGTCTAGGCATTATAATGATTTTCTATTTTTTGCTTGAATCTTTCTAAACGTAGTATTTGGTACTGCAGGTTCATCAAAGTAAACTGAAAGTGCTCCCATTTCTCCAAGAAGCGCGTTATCTTCTACTAATAATCCATCACGATCATTCCAACCACCTCTGAATAAAGCAACTTCATCCTTTTCTAATAGAATATCACCAAATGAATCTAAGTTTATAATATTTTCTGGTAAAGCTGCACCTTGTTCAAATGTAACCTTTCTCTCTGAAACTTTTCTTTTAAAGAATACGTATCTTTGTTTACCGTTACCAATATCTTCAAGTACTGGGGTAGAAGGAGTAACTGTAACTGTCTTAGAAACATAGTACCCATCTCTTCTAGCATCTTCTTCAGCCTTACTAACGAATCTAACGTTAACTGAATCAATACCTTCAACCTGTTCTAATATAGCTATAATATCTGACTTAGGTAATCTATCTCTTCTTGTTATATTAAGTAAGTAATTTGAGATAGAAGATCTTATACCATTATGAATTGTGTGTTTGTCGAAGCCTTCGAAATATCTAACTTTAACATCCATTCTGAAGTACTGTGCACTTGGTGGTACTATCTTAACTTCAGATGTTACCATTTGTCTACCTGATTGTTCAATAACATTAAGAATTGCGTTATTTTCAGAATCAGTAAAGAAGAATTCTTCAACAGCTAGATTGAAATAATCGTTATCTTTAGATATTTTACTCTTAACATCTGGAACCATGAATAAGTATATTACGTTATCATCGTCAAGATATCCATCGTCTGTTGTGTTATATGCATCTAAGTATGAAAACATTCCATATTGTGCAAGAAACGCCTCATAATTATCTGGGGTTGCTAGTACAAATGCATTTGATTGTAGAGGTGCTATAAGTTTTGTAAGTTCTATACTTTCAGAATCTGCACCCATTACTGGAGCAGATGTAATAATAGCCTCAAGAATTTCATTTAAGTCGTATGAATTACCACCACTATCAAAACAATCATCATTAAATTTAAATGATAGATCATTAGAATCAACCATGTTACCTTTTCTACCGTCACACACTAAATATTCAATTTCTATAGATGCTCCACTAACTGGAACCTCACCAAAACTTCCATTACCAAAGTATATATCAAGACCTCCAGTAATTCCAGTCTTAACTAAGAAACCGTTAGAACCAACTCTCATATCATATATAGAGTCGTATTTTCTCCAAGGTACACTATTAACTGAAACAGTTACAGCATTATGATCCGTCGTACCCTGTGTTATTACATTAAATGATTGAAACTTCTCTCCAGTTCCAGTTACAGTTTGAGATTCAATTGAACCTTGTACTATTGGAATTTTAATATAATCACTATTTGTTTTTTCAATTCTAAATTTATCACTATTTGTTTTCATAATATATTTTAAACCATTTCCGTTCATTGTAAGAGCAGAGTTAGGTAATATATTAATAGCATCTCCAGCAATAACATCAAATGCTGAAGTATTTAATCTTATCATAAGTTCACCACTAGCAGATGAACCTCTAAATGGATCATGTCCAGCTAATCGAGATAATCCATATATAGATTCTTTATGCTGGGCTGTTAGTATATTTTGTTCAAGGGTAGCATCTTCTATATAGTAAAATACAAAAGTTGTTAATTCATGAAGTACACTAAGTATCTGTGAAAATGGAGAAGCACTAGTAAACAAATCACCAGCCCTACCATATATTCGAGAAATATACGATCGAGTATCTTCGATCATTTCATTTGTCTTTATTCTAGACTTGTTTAAAAATTTAAAATTTGCCATCTCTATTTATTGTTTTATATGTAAAGACCTACTCGGTACTTTGAATCTATTGTTATGCTTACAAATACTAAATGTCTATCCATTTCAGTTGTAAAATCAACATCAACTTGTGTGTTATATTTTGCAGCAAGCGGTATATATGATTTAATTTGATCCTCAACTGCCTTTTTTAACATATAGTCATTATATCTAAATGAATATACGTATTCAGTAAGGTTTGTACCAAAATTAGGATCACCAAGTACTTCACCCTTTGTTGTAAATAACAAAGTTTCTATTTGAATTAGCAATTGAGATATATCTTCATCAGAATGCAATTGACTTACATTAAAATTAGGATCCTCTATGTTTTTTATATAAAATTCCATATAGTTATATATTCGATTAAGAATGCATCATCCAATCAGTTCCCTCGTCTTCATTTATTTCTTCAATAACACTTTCAAGTTCGTTTTCACCTAAACTCTGTATTGCATCAGCGTTCACTGTTATGTTTCCAGGTAATTGAAATTCAAAAATACTTAATTTACTACCTAAAGATATTTTTATTTTAGCAGCGCAATATCTAAAGAATATCTCATCTTCATATAACGCACAATCTGGAATAGTTTCATAAACCTCAAGTATAATATCAGTTGTTGGAGTTTCTCCAGTAAATCTTAAAGATCTTTTCAATCTGTTATAATCAAAACTATACGGGTTATTTAATATTTGTCTAGCTAAGTCAAAGAATTTCTGATTAACTACATAATACTCTAAACTTTCTGCGGCACCTGCAACTCCAGAGTTTCCACCTGAATTACCAGCAAGCATTCTCTCTACTGAGAAATCACCACTAGAGAAATTAACATCGCTACTTAAACCACTTGCATTTGTTTTGTGTACTCCAAATATAGAATAAACAGAACTTGGCATATTTACCGTTCTTGATTCCTTAAAATATTCAGATGCAAATGCAGCCTTTGGTATTACAAAGAAGTTTTCTTGAACAGAATACTCATATTTTTTATAAAACCATTTTCTTGCTCTTTTAATAATGTTAGTTACCTCAGCTGCTGGTAAATGCATTGGAATCATGCAAGACCCTGTAATCTCATCAGCTAATTCTTGAACAAACTCATTCAAGCATGTGTCACCAAAACTATGTTCAGTAGCCATTTCACTATCATTTCCTACGAAAATATTACTCATTTCTCTTCTTTATTTTTACACTTCAACGTATCTGATCTTCTCAGTACCATCAAACTTTGCTTGTTTTTTATCATACATACCCTCTCTGAAGATACCATTTATCATTTTACCCTTAAACATTCCCTTACCATAGATATAACAATCCTCAGCGGTCGCGTTTGAGCTAACATAACAATTCTTAAGTTTTGACGTAAGGATTTTAGCTCCATTGTAGAAATTACAGTATACAAGGTCTGAGTTATCTGTGGTACCTCCAAATATATCACAACCAGCCAACTCGCCTCGAATATCACAATCAATAAAATCGTAACCTTCAAGATTAACGCAATATGAGAGTTCTCCATCCTTGACCTGAACTCTTCCAGAATCTGTATCATAATTTATATGCCCTTTCTTTAGAGAGCCATGGGTAAATAACCTTAGTACTCTTTTTTGAATATTTGTCCAATATAAGTCAATTATTTGTTTATCTTTATGTAAATCAACAGTGAACTCTATATTCTTCCATTCCTTTTCAATAATGCTACTATCTGTTCTAGAGTTAATAATTCTTCTATTCTTAGATAAAATTCTTTTAAGTTCTAATGAATTTGGTCCACTAAAAAAGTTAGACTCAGTACTCTTCCATAATTGTAATATGAATGAATCAAGCAATCGTAAAATCTTACCTGTCTTATCCTCCCAATCCTCTCCTCCAATATATCTAAACTCTAAATAGTTTTTAACTCTTTTCTCAAAATTAACACCATAGTATTTTGATTTTGGAAATGTAAAGTTATTGGCATCTATTAGACTACCGTCAATATTAAATGTTTCTGAATTAGGAAGAACAAATTTAATGGATTTAGAATAAGCAGAGTTTTCTCGTTGAGGAAACATATCAAATACAGTATCTTCATCAAAATCTAAAATAAACTTTAGAACATTCATGTTTATAATTCTTCGACTATCTTTTACTTTATCTGAATCAAACGAAATATTCAAGTGAATTGAGGATCTATCATTAGTATATCCATTTTCTTTAATCCAATTAGAGACTTTTATAATCATAAGTCTAGCAGATCTATACTCCTGAGCACCTGTGACAAGTTCCATTAGTTTTTCTCCACCGCTCATATCAGGTTCTATCTTGAACTCCTTATCAGTTGGCACGAAATCACTATGAGCTTTATCTTCAACTCTAATTTTTTTAGAAAGTAAAGTTGCAAGCTCTCTAGCCGTTGTATTAATATCCTTGTTTGAATAGAATTCAAACTCCACCCCAACTAAACTGTTGGATAATATTTCAGCATTGTTAAATCTATTCATTGTGGTTATATAACTTAAGTTGATTTATATATCTTAGATAATTGAGCATAAAAAATCCCGCTCTTTCGAACGGGATTAAATTTTATATTTTATATTTGTCTATAGCTCCATGAAAACTTTACGAGTTTCTTCATCGATCCTAGTTACGGTAACAGTTATATCATCTCCTCTGTTTAGATCATTTAAATCGAAATCAGTTGGAAATTCAGATACATGTAATAAACCAACAAGTCCATCACCAATATCTATAAATGCACCATATTCTTTTACAGATCTAATTTTACCAGTTACGTCAACCGGAGTTTTAAACTTGTCTGATGCATTGTACCATGGGTCACTAACAGCCTCAACTGGTTTTTGAGAAAGAGTTATCTTTGTTTCTGAAATAATCTTCTTGATGAAGAATTCAATTTCTTCTCCAGGCTTAACATCTCTGTTTAAATGCCTCTTCATTGTTTCTTCATCTAAGTCATTTACATGAATCATGCCAGTTAAACATTCATTGAATTCACAGAATATACCAAACTTAGCAGATCCAGTTACACAACCCTTAACAACAACACCATGTTCATATTCCTTTATCTCATCGATTTTAGTAGGAATCATAGCCTTTAAGTATTCTCTATGTGAAACAACAATAGTACCTCTGTCACTTGAGTAATTCATAGGAACTACATACATTTCTGTATTTAAGATAGATTCAAAGTCATGCAATTTATTAATTCCAGCTAAAGAACCAGGCATAAAACATTCAACACCCTGTATATCTACTATATAACCACCTCCAGGAATTAAACTCATAACTGTAGAGTTATATGCAGTTTTTGAATTTTCTACACTATCTAATATCTCATCAAATATTGCACGTTTAAATCCAGCTTCAACAGAACCTAAGATATACTTACCCTGTTTAGAACCACTAGATTCTATAATTTGGACGTTAACCCTTTCACCGATCTTAAGTAGATCCTTATATTCTTCTGATTCCTTTGTCATATCAACATATACAGCATCTCTGGCTCCAATATTTATAGTACACCATTCTAAATTAATAGAATCAACAGTACCTTCGTATGATTTGTTAATTTGAACAGCCTCTACTCTGTTATTGTCTTCAAAATCGCCGTTATATGCTTTTAAAGCAGCTTCAGCATATGGTTCCCTACAGAATATTAATGAACCATTATTTCTTTTTGCGTTTCGTTTTCTTGAGCTTGGGCAACTTGCCTCTAAAGCATCCCAGTCGAAATCTGGGGTTTGGTTGGCGCTTGTTACAGCAATTTCCTTTGACATTTTTTTATTTTTAAAAGGGTTAATATAGTTTGTTATTATATTATTATATATCTATGTTTTAAAACACAAAAGGAACAAAACCAATCATAGGTAAACTACCAATTGGAGTTGGTACTCCACCTAGATATATGAATTTCATTTGTATTAAATTCCTAGAATACGCTAATGATAATCCCTTTGCTACCTTTAACGCAGCTGTATTTGCATCATTTGCTGTTTTCCCAGAATTCAAAGATTTGCGCATGTCCTCAGCTAATTTAGATACACTACCATAATATACTGGTATGTATTTACCACCTAAAGGTGCACTTATAGTACATGGAAATGCAGCCGGCATACTCTTTAGTGGTTGTACTCCCGTTGCTTTCCAATAATCGATAGTAGCTTTTGCTAGTTCCATGTATGCATCAACCTTTCCATCTTCCTCAGATTCATCCATAGCATCGATCATATCTTGGCGAGTATACATATACAGAGTACCTCCTGTTTTATTGAGTATGTCTTCTTTTGAGTTTACATCTGGCGAATATATCCATTTAGCCTTTAATTCAGACTTATCATATACATTTTCCATAAGACTATTAGTTAAAAATGATGATGTTGGAGAACCATTATACGTAAAATATGTTATAAAATAATTTGTAAGTATTGAAGATACTTCATAATCTTCACTATTGTTTCCAGTGTCAAACACTTCTTGAATGATTTCGTGTCTAAATGTTATAGTTTCATTAAGAATCTGAATTGGATTTAATGGATTCTCCCGTATTAAACTCTCGACACCATCATAGCTACCGGTATCGTATGCTATCCTAAGTATATCTAGAAATTTAGTTCTGACACTTTTTATAAAATCATCTGCATCAAATCCATGAGAATTTATAGATGCCTTAACACCGTCTTTGTAATTATTTCTAGCGCTTACTCCAGTATATCCAGTTGCCCACATACCGAAACTGCGAACCCATTTAATAAACTCAACTCTATTATTTCCAGAGTATTGTTGTAATGATGATATGAGTCTATCTACTATTATATCAGTAGCACCGTTAAACGTTTCACCACCTTTTAAATTAAACTCAAAATGCTTGAATTTATGTAAGTTTAATTCAACTGAATAATCTTCAATGAATGTATTAAACTTTTCAGGATCTATAACAGGCTTTTCGGATTCAGTCATATCTGGATCTGCAAAATCTGGATCGCTTTCCTTTCCACTGAATGCTATTTCATTACCGTCTTCGTCAATTTCATTAGCCATTGGAGGATCTAAGTCATCTTCCCGTAACTTCTCAAACCATTCACCATACTTACTCACTAAATCTGTCTCACCGAGTTTATTACTATGAGTTTGTCCAAACATAGATGCAGCACCTGATGATACTGCTGAAACATAATGTTTAGCTAAAGTTTCACCAAATACCTTAGGACTTTCTGGATGTGATAAAATTAAGTCCTTAACGTCAGGAATAAATGAGGCCCAATTTGCTGGCATATTTTAAGTTTTAGTCGCTTCCGCTAGTT